TGCAAATTCTCCTGCGTTAGCGTTAACACCTCTCCAGATGTTTTGTTCTGTTTTTTCAGCAACTTTAGCTGCGACGTGTGATAAGATATAATCAGCAAATGATGGAGGTAAAGAGTCAAATGCAGAATATCCCATTTGTACTGCTTCCCAGTCAGATTTGAAATCACTTTTACAAAGTTGTAAGTTTACTTGAAACTCTTCTGGTTGTAAAATTCTTTCAGTTAAAGTTACAGTAGAAGTAGCATCAAAATCACAAGTAGCGTTTTTAACTAAATCATTTGTAGCAATTTTTTTAATAACCTCTTTGTATTTTACATTAGGTTTAACTTCGATACCACCGTTTTCGATAGTATTAGCTGATAATAAAGCTGCAGAGATATATTTCCCAGCAAACTCACCAGCATAAGTAGTTGTTATTGAAGTTGTTGTTGGCATTTTTTTATTTATTTAATGTTAGAAATTTTGTTAAGTACACTATCAAAAGTTGATTTTGCTCTTTTTTGAGAATACAAATTCAATTTAACTTCTGATTTAGCTTCAGGATTATGTGTTAATGGCTCAATAGATAGTTCTACTTTTTCCTCACCAAGTATAATATCTTGTTTAGCTAATTCTGTTTTTAAAGATTCGATTTCAGCTTTTAAAGCATCTACATCCTCTTGTGAAAAATGTGATTCTTTTACTACGCTTTCAATTACTTTTTTAGCTGTTGCTGTTTGTGCTGCTTCAACTTCTTCTTCAACTGCAGGAACTTCTTCCTCAACAACTGCCTCTTTGATTTCAGCAATAATACCCTCTTCGGCCACCATTAGAATCATACCATCTTCAAGCATATATTCCCCAACAGGCAAAGCCACTCTATCCTCACCATTTACGATAAAAATAGATTGTCCTGCTTCGAAGATTTCAGCTTCAACGATTGTACCATTATCTAAAGCCATTTGCTCGAGTTTGATTTCCATACCCAGCAACTTTTTGATTTCTGTAATTACGTTTGACATTTATATTTAATTTAATTATTCTTAACTTTAAAATTAATTTATAAACTATTGTTACATTTTTAACAATAAGTTACCCATTTACTCTTGTTATTGTTCTTGGTGCGTTTGTGTTTGTAACACTTGCGTTTGATTGCTCTGATGTTCTACCGATTCCTTGGTGCAATAATTCACCATTACAACATTCTTTGCTATACGTTTCATCGTCGCATAAGCAACCACGTTCACCACCTACTGGACTTGTTTTACTTTCTGTTTTCTGACTCATAAATAAGTTTTTTAATTTGGTTAATAATTTCATCTTTTTTATTTTGTTTGCTTAATTCTTTTTTAGTTTCTAATTTGTCGGCAAAATATCCTTCCAGACTCAGTCCTTTTACTTTTCCTGTCTTAACGTAGTCATTCCATATTTCATCATTCTCAACTTTAACACAAGCCATCCAACTACCAACAGGAACGCTTAAATTATAAATAGCTGATTTGTCTTTTGCTACATCCTCAACTATCCAACTTTCAACTACGGTTAAACCTTTTATTTCTTTTCCGTGTTCTAATGTCCAATTATTTTGGTTGCCATTTTTAAAGAATAATTGACTTGCTTTGTTTACTGTATCTTTTGAAAAGTAAATATAATATTCATCTTCGCCATTTTTACGATAAATTGGCTTTTCAGGAATTAAAACCGCACCCATTAAAATACGTTTTTCAGTATCAACTTGTGCTAATTTGATTTCTTCTGTTTTAAGTGCTACAAAGTTTGATTCAATAGCAGGATTTTCTACAACTGAAATAGCTTCAACACCACTTAAATCATCTTTTTCATCTATAATAAGTTCTATTAAATTCATTTTATTTTAAAAATTAATTATTTATTAAATTGTTTTATGTAAACAAATTTGTTTATACTATCCAAGTGAAGCGTTTGCAACTATGTTTCTATCTAAACTTTGTTGAGTAGTTACATTTGAAGCTACTACATAAGCTTGAACAGGTTGTTGACTGCCTAATGTTTGAGCAATTTGGTTTACACCGCTATTACCTACTACATTAAATTGAGGAGCAGCAGCAGGAGCACCACCACCGCCACCTGTATCACCACCGCCACCACCAGCAGAACCACCACCTAAACCTTTTAAACCTTTTGCAGTAGCAGCTAAAACAGATGCAATACTTATACCCATTTTAGCATATAAAACAGCCGATGTACTTAAACCAAATACACCTTTTGTAGCTACCTCTTTAGACGAACCTACATTTGTATTAGCTATAATTTGAGCAATAGATAAAGCACTGTTTGCTAATAAAGCAGCTTTTTGAATCCCTTTATTTTTTTCACCTAAACCACCTAATATAGCCACTAAACCTTGTGCTGATTCTATTGCTATGTTATTGATGTTTTTTCTTGCCTCTTCGGCAGCTAATTTATCAGCGGTTATTTTATCTTCAATTACTTTTTTATCATCAGCTAATTTTTGAGCATCAGCTTTTGCTTTTTCATCTGCTGCTAATTTCTTTTCAGCATCTTCTAAATCAAATTTGTCTTGTAACTCTTTTTCTTTTGTACGTTGTGCCTCTTTTAAAGCGGTTGTATCTAAACCATATTTTGTAGCTTCTTCAATTAATAATCTGTATTCTTCTTGTACTTGTCTTAATTGTTCTGCTCTACGTTCAGCTTCTGTATCAATTTCGCCTTGTCTAATACGTTCTAAAGCATCTGCTTTGTCTTTCTCGCTTTGTATAGCCTTGTCGTTAGCTACCTTTCTTTTATCAGCAGCTTCTTTATTTGCTTGGTTGTCAATATTGTTTACTGATAGTTGTAAACCTGCTCTGTCGTTTTTTAATTTATCTAAAGCCTTTCTTTGTTCGGCTACAACTTTATCACCTTCGGCTTGAGTTTCTTTAGGGTCAAAAACCAAAGAAGATATTCCTTTAAATACTTTATCTTCTAATCCAAAATCTTTACCTAATGCAGAACCAACAGCGTCAACTGTTTTTAAAATCATTGTTAATGGTATAGAAAGGAATTTTAATACACCTGCTAATATATCTTGATTTCTTTTTGCTGCTTCAGTTTGTGCTTTTGTAGTTGCTATTGACTGTTCAATTTGAATTTCAGATGCTTTTATAACTTGGTCTGTTTGTGCAAGTTTTAATTTTAATATTTCTTTCTCTGATTTTCCTTGTAGTTTTAAAATATTATCTTGACCGCCTATTGCATCTAATTTTCCTTGCTCGGCTTCTAAATTTGTTTGAGCCAAAACATTCAAGTTTTCTTGCTCACTACTTACACCGCCAACCGCTTCTTTAATGTCATCCCAATAAGCAACAACAGCACCCAAAGCAACTAATAAAACACCGATACCAGTAGCAGCTATTCCTGTTCTTATACCTGCTAAAGCGTTTTTAGCAACAGCACCCATTTGCTTGAAGCTGTCGATACTTTCTCCCAAGCCTTGAAGCCCTTGCGAAAGTGCCATTGCAGCTTGAAGCCTAACCATTGTTTCTTGTAGGTTTTCAGATTGCACACCTGCTAACGCCAAACTTCCCTCAACTGCACTAAAACCACTTGCCACACCTGCTAACGAACCACTTAATGCACTAAATTTAGCATCAGGATTAAACGCATCGGTTAAGGCTTTTGCATCTCCGATAGCATCTTTTAATTCCCCTGCACGTTTAGCTGCTTCAATAGCTTCTTTTGAAGTAGCACCAAATTTATCAGATAACTCTGCAACGTCTGCCTGTGCTTGTCTTAATTGACTTCTTAAAGATTGAGTTGCTTTATCTGACTGCTCAATAGAATTAGTTATGTTATTTATTCCGCTTGTTGCACCTTGACTATTTACATCTATTTCTATTGTCTTTGTTATCATTTTTATTAAATTTATATTTTATCGTTTGTTTTAATTCTTTAAAGTTTTCGGGCATTTTATATTTTCCTTTTGCTATTGCAATAGCCTCACTGTCATTCTTTAACAACGGTAGCATTTCTATTATAAGTTTAAGCATTTTGTATAATTATTATTCTATCGTTTAAATTACTTGTTATACTTGCGATACGTTCTAATCCACTTGGATTTGCTTTTATTCCTACATCAACAGAAGTATTCCCATTTGTTATAAAAGTAATAATACTGCTAGGGTCTGATTCTATTGACCAAGTTAAAGAAGTTTCAGAAGTAGTATCAAAGCGTAAAGTTTTAATTGTATTATCTGTTTGTCTTAATGTACTATTATCAAAGTTTAAACTTCTAAAATCTTGTATCAATTCAAAATCACTTTCAAATGTTATTAAATCAGTTGTAAATTGGTTTATAATATATCTTTTATCTCTGATTACAATTCTATC